TACGCTTTCGTAGTGATCACAAACGCTGGCCAAGCTGACATGATGACAACTACAACTGCTACATCTGGCAACCTACTTGTAGGTATTGCTCAGGTAGCTGCTGCCGATAATGAATATCTGTGGGTATTCGTCGGTGGTGTAGGTGGTGCAGGAACTGGCTCTGGTATCAAAGGTAAGTATATCAACTATACTGCTCTTGCTAATACTCAGACCACTGCCACCGATGGTGTAGCTGATGATGCTTCTACTACGCTCGTAAAGAACGTAGTTGGACTAACAACTGTAGCTGGCACTGCCACTGCTGTTGAAGTTGCTACAACCAACATCATGACTGTGAACTAATAACTAGGGGGCTTCGGCCCCCTGTTTTAAGGAGATTTATATGGCAGGTGCATCTACATTAATTGGTCTAGGTATGCCTGCAGAGTTGGCTTCCGCAGTATCAGATGGTGTTTTCACTGGTACTATAGACGCTTCCGCTGCTGGTATTAGAACCGAAATGGCCATTAATAACGTAAACGATACCACTCCTACTGCTGCTGAGTTGACTACCTCTTTTGGTACTCCAGCCGCTGTTGGTTCTGGATTTATAGGTATAGTAAAGGATAACGATACTGACACAAACGGATTTTTAGTGTTCAGTAATGGAACCTCTTTCTACTATTTGAAGTTTACCAAAGCTCTTTAGTGTGACGGGCTCAGGGGGCTTCGGCCCCCTTTTTTAGGAAAGGAATTATATGACTGCGTATTCTGGAATTGCTACAACAACCACCCCTACTATAGCAACAGCTACAAGCACTCAAGTTTTAGCAGCTAATCCGTTCCGTAAGTTGTTAATTATAGAAAACGTTAGTGCTGCTCATATTGCAATAGGCTTAAATGGTGAGACACTGACAGGATTAGCCCCCACCTCTACTAATAAGTGTATAAATTTAACTAATAACGATAATGCAAATAAATTAATTTTTACTGATGGATTTATACCATCTGGGCCAATAACGGTTTATCAAACCAGCGGTGCTCCAATTAACACTATCGTAGTTGTGGAAGGATAGGGTATATACATGCCATTAATGCCTAAGCATAGGAGATACTATGGCAACTATTGATTGGAATGCTGTTTATAACGGTGAATCCTCTAAACGTAATAAATGGAGTGGCTGTAACGTAAAGATATTTAACGTAGCCCGAAAGAACGAAGCTAAGACAGCACAAGCTGGCAGAGATATTTACGATGAAATTCCCTCTATTTCTTTTCAGTGGCCTGGTGGCGATGAGACTGTTAGGGCACTAGACGATAGAGACAAGAGAGAACATCCTGAACTGTTTGCTGCCTATCAAGCAGGTATTGGTCCTGTGCAAAGCGGATTCCCATTAAAAGAGTGGACTAAAATATCTACTAGCGCATTACATGAGTTGGGCTATTTGGGATTTAGAACAGTTGAACAACTTGCTGAAGCTAACGATGAAGTAAAGCGTAGAATGGGCCCATTGTCGAAATTTGTAAAAGAGGCACAAGAGTGGTTAGAAGCTGCTAATTCAGCACAGAGCCAAGTTGTTTCTCTACGTGAGTCATTGGAGCGAGAGAAAGTCAGAGCTGACCGATTAGAAAATCAAATAGAATTATTGATTCAACGTATCGAAGCCAATGAAGGTATAAAAATAGAACGTGATCAAAAAACAATTAATTTAACTGACGACGATACCAGCCTAAAAAAAGCAAGGGTACGAAAGGATAATTAATGACGTTAGCGACCATTGTAGCGAATGTTGCGGCAGAAGCAGGGTACACAGTTGATACGAACATTATTAATTCAACTGAAGTCACTACAAAGCAGCTTCGCACAATGGTGCAAAGAATTAACCGTGAGATGGGCGAGAAGTATCTTTGGCCCATCTTATTTGCTTCAGGCAGTTTTACTTTAACTGCTGGTCAAGCGACTTACCAACTACCATCAGCTTTTAGCATGTATCACTACAATTCCTTTTGGAATAGTAGCACAAGGTGGCGTGTACTTGGGCCTATGTCCGAACAGGAGTACGCTGAAATTATCGGTTACGGATTAAATACAACCGTTTATCAGCGGTTTCAATTTAGAGGTTTAAGCAGCAATCAAATCCTAATTAGTCCTACACCCACTACTTCAGGCGATGTAATTATATTTGAATATATAGCAGAACGGTATGCTCGTCCTGCTACGTGGGTAACAGGAACCAACTATGCTGCTAATGCATATACGTTTTATAACGGAAACTATTATCAAACGACATCTGGTGGCATTAGTGGTGCTACTCCTCCTACTCACACTTCTGGCAGCGTTAGCGACGGTGGTGTTACCTGGACTTACTACAGTGGCGCATATCCAGAATTTTTAGCAGATAGTGACGTTTCAGTTTTTACTGAAAAAACGATTGAACAGGGTGTACTTGAGCGTTTTGCTGAAATACACGGATTAACTGTCGTGCCTAAATTTGAATTGCAGATGAACGAGGATTTTAGCAAGCAGAATCCTGGTAAAATATTATATGCAGGCGGATTTAATCGTAACTTAATTTTCGCAAGGGATGGCGTAGCTACTTTCGGTACGTTTATATAAAACATGACACCACTAGAAGCATATCAAAATTACGTAAACATGGTCACTTCGGGTGTCGATCAGAGTACTGCTTATCAGCAATCTGGTCTTTCTCAAGCTCAAGAGGATAGACGACGAGCACAATCAAAAGCCGAACAAAAAGTAGGAATGGGTCAGATTGGCGGTTTATTGACTGGTGCATTGGGCGTTCAAGCAGGAAAAGATATACTAACCGGCAAACCGATATTAGGTGATTTGAGAACTGGTTTCAGAGAAAGCACACAAAACTTACAAAAGTTATTTTATGGCGAGCAACCTAGCGCAATAGACAGATTATTCATGAGTCCAGAAAATATGCCACCTACTGGCAGCGTCCCTTCCGTTGAGATGGTTGATGCTATGCGGTATCCAAGCGCACAGAATGTTGTTCCTAGCGAAACAGGTAATATGCCCACTGCTGGATGGGGTGATTATGCTCAAGGCGCACTGGGTGGCTATAACGTTTATCAGGGTCTTCGTGAATTACAAAGCGGAAACAAATTAGCTGGCGCATTAGGTACAGCAGCAGGTACCACACAATTAGCCGGTGCCTTAACTAATATTGCTCCTGAGTTAGCTAGTCAGATAGGCGCACAATCTATCGGTCAATATGCAGGTCCAGTAGGCGCACTTTATGGCGGATACAACTTAGGTAAATTGGTAGCTGATGGCGATGTTTATACTAGCCAAGCTGGAAGCTCTGCTGCTTCTGGTGCCGCTTCTGGTGCTGCTATTGGCTCGTTTATTCCAGGTATTGGTACAGCCGTAGGTGCCATAATCGGTGGTTTGATTGGTGGCATAAAAGGATTGACAGGTAGCAGCAAGGGACAACGCCAATTAGTACGAGATAAGTGGCGTGAAGAGATGGACAAAGCTGGTGTTGGTCTTTGGCAAAAAGATGAAAAAGGTCATCTATGGGGCACTATGCCTGATGGCACAACTTTTGACTGGTCAAAAGATAGATTTGATTTTGGCACCAATGAAGAGAAAGGTGCAATTAATCTAAAAGAAAATCCAATTCATGGACAGGCAGCTGGTTACGGCAATTTGATGTCTACTTTGATGGGTGTTGGTCAAGGTAAGGCTGGTGAGGCTATTGCAGCACAATACACACTGGCTAGTTTAGCTGATAACGAAGGAAGCACTGCAAATGCCACTGATCAGCAAGTAAGGGATCGTTATAAGTATTTTCTAGAAAAGAACGGATTTACTTACGATCAAGCTGCACAGCAATTAGGTGCGATGTTCGATGAGGGTAAGATAAACAAAGAGTTTTACGATATTCAATTAAACAATTTAAACCAGTTAATACAACCAACGGAGCAAGCATAATATGGCACAAGGTATGGCAGGACGTTCACCAACCACAGGTGGTCCATTGAGGATGAATAAAAATATTAATCCGGAAACAGGCGAGAGATATAAGCGCACTATTGGAGAATTGCGTGGTATGCAAAGGATGGGCGAAGAGTTAAATCCTATGCAACAACAACGCTTACAAGCTGCTGGCGCAGATTCATTTCAACGCTTATCACCTGGAGTCTATAGAGATCCACAGGGCAATCTAAGAGGCGCACAAGGACAGATGCTACAAGCACCAGCTCCGCAACCTCAAATGCCTCAAAATGTCGGAATTGGAATGGGTGGTTTAAATTACAATTTGCCTCAAAAACAAAGCACCCCAATGAGTCCTGAAACACTTGCAAATCTACAGACATTACCTCAATTGTTTGGCCCCAACGATCCAAGAGCACAGCAAGGAGTTGGTGCGTTGTTGCAACCAGGTACTTTGCAGGCAATGTTTCCAAACAATATGCCCATGCCGCAACAAGCAATGCCAAGGCCAACACCACAAACCATGCCGATGCAGCAAGCACCATTAATGCCTAATCTGCCTGGATTAAATCAAAAGCAGAGTGAAAATATGTATAATTCCGCATTAGCAGCACAGATGCTTGGTAAACGTGGCTCCGTTAGAAATCCACAATTTGAGCCATATTTGCAGAATTATTTTGCTCAAATGATGCCTGCAACAAATGCCTAATTAGGAATACAAATGCAATATGAGGGATTTACAATACCACCTCCCTATAAAGGGCTGGATCTAGTTAGTCCAATAGATGGCATGGATCCAGCTACTGCGCTGGAGTTGGTAAACGTTTTCCCTGGAGCTACGGCTCCTATTACTCGTCTTGGTTATACTGAACTAGTAAACCTATCGGCATCTAATACAGGCGTAAAGACTCTCACTGCATATAATAAAACTGACGGCACTAGCGAAATTATTGCTGTTTCTGATGGTGGTACAAAAAAGATATTTAAGGTGGTGGCTGGTGTTGGCACCGATATTACAGGCACGACAGCTATTACCGAACCGAACATGCAAACGGAGCAGTTTGGGAGTAGGCTATATTTCTGTAATGGTACTGAAGCTGTTCAGGTGTACGACGGTAGTACAGTTGCAGATTCTACATTCACCTTTCCTGGTGGCAGCGGAGTAACCTTAGCTAATCTTATAAACGTTAGCAGCTACAAAGAACGGTTATACTTTGTAC